AAACAACTCGGCGCCGGACCTCCGGCCGCTGCCGTACCCACTGACACCCCCGAGGCCATCCGAGAGCAGAAGTTCGACGGTGGCCTCACTACTTCTGGCGGTACCAAACCCAACCCGCGTCGTGTGGTGCGCAGCCGATGGATGACCTGAGTGAGCAAATGAGCATGACCTACACCCCAGAACACCTGCAGGCCCTGCGTGAAGCACTGGCCAGCGGCGAGCACCGCGTGACATATGACGGCAAAAGTATCGAGTACCGCAGCGTGGCCGATCTGAAATCCGCGATCGCTGAAGTTGAGGCCACCATGGCTCGCGAATCCGGTGCACCCAAATCGCGCCAGATCCGCGTCACCACCAGCAAGGCACTCTAATGGCCTGGCTCAAAACCATGACCCGGATCAGCCGACGCATGTTTGGCGGTACCCCGGTCTACGATGGCACCGGCGGTGGTCGCCGTGCCCTGGCCTGGATGCCCAGCAATCCCGGTGCTGTCTCGGCACTGTCAATGGCGCAGGATGAACTGCGCGCCAAGAGCCGGGATCTGGTCAGGCGCAACGCCTGGGCCGCTGCGGGCATCGAAGCCTTTGTGGCCAATGCCATCGGCACAGGCATCAAGCCCCAGAGCATGGTGCAGGACCAAGCTACACGCGAAGCCATCCACAGCCTGTGGTGGGACTGGTGTGAACAGGCCGATGCGGCCGGCCTCACCGACTTCTATGGCCTGCAGGCACTGGCCACGCGTGCCATGCTCGAGGGTGGTGAAGCCCTGGTGCGGCTGCGTTACCGTCGTACCGAAGATGGCCTGCCGGTGGCGCTGCAGATTCAGGTGCTGGAAGCCGAACATCTGCCGACCACCATGAATCTGGATTTGCCCGGCGGAAACGTCATCCGGTCCGGCATCGAGTTTGACCGACTTGGGCGCCGGGTGGCATACCACCTGTACCGCTCGCATCCCAACGATGGCGTGCTGGCCCCGATGTCGAGCCAGGGTGGGATGGACACCGTGCGGGTCGATGCCAGTGAGGTCATCCACCTGTTCCGTCCGCTGCGTCCCGGTCAGATCCGGGGCGAGCCCTGGCTCACTCGGGCGCTCGTGAAACTCAACGAATTGGACCAGTACGACGACGCCGAGTTGGTGCGCAAGAAAACCGCAGCGATGTTCGCTGGCTTCATCACCCGCATGGCTCCCGAGGACAACTTGATGGGCGAGTCGGCGGCCGATGCCAATGGTGTGGCCATGGCCGGCATGGAGCCCGGCACGCTGCAGATCCTGGAGCCGGGTGAGGACATCAAGTTCTCGGCCCCGGCCGATGTCGGCTCGTCCTACGCCGAATTCATGCGCCAGCAGTTCCGCGCGGTGGCCGCCGCCATGGGCATCACCTACGAGATGCTCACCGGCGACCTGACGCAGGTGAACTACTCCTCGATCCGAGCTGGCCTGCTGGAATTCCGGCGTCGCTGCGAAGCCTTGCAGCACGGCGTGATCGTGCACCAGCTGTGCCGGCCGATCTGGCGCGCCTGGATGGACCATGCGGTGCTGGAAGGTGCGATCGACTTGCCCGGCTACCGCAAAGAAAAACGGCAGTACCAGTCGGCCAAGTGGATCCCGCAGGGCTGGAGCTGGGTCGATCCGCAGAAGGAATTCAACGCCATGAAGCTGGCCATCCGTGCCGGCCTCATGAGTCGCTCAGAAGCCATTTCGGGCAATGGGTACGACGCCGAAGACGTGGACCGCGAGATCGCCGCAGACAACGCCCGCGCTGATGAACTGGGGCTGGTCTTCGATTCCGATGCCCGGCATGACCAGGTGCCGACCGCCATACCCACAGATGCCAATCAGGCGCAGTCCGCTGATTCGGTGGACGCGCCACCCAACAACCAGGACCTCCAACCATGACTTACCTTGCCTCCCGCCTGTTCGGGACGCCCTTGCTGATTCACCGCCCCAAGCTGGACGTGATCCTGTCGGTGGTCGGCCAGCGCATCGGCATGATGGATCCGCCGGCCATGCCCCCCATAGACATGGCGATGTACCAGCGCCCACCTGCTGCCGCTGCACCCGAGGGCATCGCCGTGATCCCGATTCACGGCTCGCTGGTCAAGCGTTCGCTCGGCATGGAGGCGGCCTCGGGCCTGACTTCCTACGGCGAGATCGCCGCCATGCTGGATGCGGCACTGGCCGATCCCCAGGTCAGCGGCATCCTGCTCGATATCGATTCCCCCGGTGGCGAGGCCTCGGGCAGTTTCGAGTTGGCCCGGCGTGTGCGCGAAGTGGCCGCACTGAAACCCGTGTGGGCGGTGGCCAATGACGCGGCGTATTCGGCAGCCTACGCGATTGCGTCCAGTGCCCAGCGCCTGTTCGTCACCGAGACAGGTGGCGTCGGCTCCATCGGTGTGATTGCGCTGCATGTCGACCAGTCGGTGAAGGATGCCAAGGACGGCTACCGATTCACCGCCGTGACCGCTGGCGCGCACAAGAACGATTACTCCCCGCACGAGCCGCTGTCCGACAGTGCCAAGACGGAGCTTCAAGGCGAAGTGGACCGGCTCTACGCCATCTTCACCCATCACGTTGCGGCTATGCGCAATCTCAATCCGGAAGCTGTGCGTGCCACCGAGGCTGGTCTGTACTTCGGCAGCAATGCCGTCAGCCAAGGACTTGCCGATGGCATCCAGACGCTGGAGGCCACGCTGGCCGAATTCCATTCGTTTCTCAACGCCCGTAACCATCCGCCGTCTCAGGTGCGGGGCGTCATCCGTGCTGAGGCGGCACATTCCCACAAGGAGATTTCCATGTCTGATTCCCAGGACGTTCTTCAAGACCCCGTCACCGAAACCATCGGCGTCGATGAAGCCGAAAAACTGGTCGACGAAGCCAAGCGCGAGGTCATTCGGTCAGCACAGGCCATTGCCGAGCTCTGCCTGCTGGCCGGTTGCCCTGAACGTGCTGCCGAATTCATCGCCGCTGGCAAGTCGCAAACCGATGTGCGCCGTGTGCTGATCGATGCCCGAGCAGCACAGTCCGATGCCGCCGACATCCGATCGACGATTACGGTGGATGCGGGCACGCAGTCGATGGACCGCCCGGAGGCCTCGCCCATCGTGGCCGCCGTCAAAAAGCTCTCCGCCCAAGCCTGACGCAAAAAATCAGAAAGGACTGACCCATGCCATCTATCACCGAAACCAACAACCTTGGCGACCTCTTGAAATACGAAGCGCCGAACCGCTATTCCCGTGAAGCTGCCACCATCGCTGCGGGCCAGAACCTTCCCTTGGGCACGGTACTTGGTCGCAGTGCCAATGACGGCAAACACTACGTCATCGACCCCGCTGCCACCGACGGCACCGAAACCCCAATTGGCGTGCTGGCCAATGCAATTGATGCGACCAATGCCGACCGCAGCGACGCCATCCTGATCGCCCGCCACGCCATCGTCGCCAAGACCGCGCTGGTCTGGCCGATTGCGCTCACTGGCGCCCAGCGAACGGGCTATGAGCAGCAACTGACCGAGCGTGGCGTTCTGGTGCGTGAATCGGCTTAAACGACTGCATCTCACCGCACACCGCTCACCGTCCTGTCTTCCCTGAACCCGCCTGGCTTTATGGCCTGTGCGGGTTTTTTGGCTTCGGCCGCCGCTATGCGGCTTCACATCGGTTTCACCGATATGAGCCTACGCCGAAGCTTCGCTTTCATTTCTGGAGCCCCAAATGCAGAACCTCTTTGACAACCCGGCCTTCAATACGGCCAACCTCACTGCCGCCATCAACCTGGTGCCCAACCGCTATGGCCGTCTGGAAAGCCTGAACCTGTTTCCGGCCAAGCCCACGCGTTTCCGCCAGATCATCATCGAAGAACGCAACGGCGTGCTGAACCTGCTGCCCACCATGCCCCCGGGCTCGCCCGGCACCGTCGGCACGCGTGGCAAGCGCAAGGTCCGCTCCTTCGTCATTCCCCACATCCCGCACGACGACGTGGTGCTGCCCGAAGAAGTCCAGGGTATCCGAGCCTTCGGTTCGGAGACCGAGCTGGAAACCATCGCCGGTGTGTTGGCCCGTCACCTGGAGACCATGCGCAACAAGCATGCGATCACGCTGGAGCACCTGCGCATGGGCGCCCTGAAGGGTGAAATCCTGGACGCCGATGGCTCGACCATCTACAACCTGTTCACCGAATTCGACATTCAGCCGACCACCCATTCGTTGGGCCTGGGCGATGCCAAAACCAATATCCGCAACAAGTGTGTGAAGGTCTTGGCCGATATGGAGAAAAACCTGCAGGGTGAATTCATGACTGGGGTGCGCTGCCTGTGCTCGCCGCAGTTCTTCGAAGCCCTGACCAGCCACGCCAATGTGCAGGAAGCGT